TACAGTTACATTTGAAGTACCCTGATTAACAAAGATTACGCTATTAGCGTTAGTATCTGTTTGGCTACTAGCGCTAAAAATCTTTGTCTCAGTTATGAATTTTTTACAGCTCATTTGCAGTCGTTTTGATCTTTTTTGTATAGATCGCGCATAGTTGTAGTATCAGGCTCAAAAGTCGTTTGATCTACAGTATTTGCTACTAGCTGCCTAGCTGTGCTGGCAGCGTCGATAGCGCTAGGCGCTTTCATTCCTGTTTTTTTCTTACGTAGTAACCACCACGCTAAATAAGCGCCACCGATTACCCATAGCCACGTCGTTTTTTTCATACGTTATTTTTTTAGCAAAGTACCTGATCGTCGCCAAAACTAGCACCGATACGAATAGTAGGTAAACCTTTAGCTAGTGTTTGAGTAACTGCTCTAGCCTGTTTTCTGCTAGCTGTTTTAGTCTTAACTGCACGCTTTACAGCGGTAGCCTGTGCTTTTCTAGCGGCTTTTACCTGTGCTGGCTTTTTAGTAAATAGGTTGCTGATTAAATTAGTACCAGCGTCTATTAGGCTAGCTTTAGGCTTAACTGTAGCAGCCTCAAAGTCTGCCTCGAACTCTGCCTCTGTTTGTCTAATAGGCATATCTGCGGTTACCGTCGTTCTAGGTCTGCGACGCATAGATAGTAATAGTACAGCTGCGCCAGCTAGTAAAATTATTGGTAGTGCTTTTTTCATTTCTTAGTTGATTTTATGATATATCCTGTAGCCCATACTGCCGCTACGCCTATTACGATCCATTTTGCAAAATTGGCAAACTTGCCAAAGCCACCGCCAAAACCTTCAAATAACTGTTCAAAAGGATCTTTAGCCTGTTCCTCTCTTAGTTTTATTTCCTCGTCTACTGTTAAAACGCCTTGCCGCTTTAAACTTTCCGTATCAAAAGCGCCACGCTCGTTTTTTACTGCGTAGCTGTTACCGTCTCTGCCTTTAAATGTAAAATACAGGTTAGTGCGTCCAGCGTACATAATACCGTAATTGCTTACGTATGGCGTTGTAGGCTCTAAATAACTAAATACTACAAAACTATATCCTTTAGGTAGCTTATTAGATACAGGTTTAGCCTTGTCGCCTTGATTGTTAATATCAAATACACGATAAAAAGTAAGCGGACGCTTAGTAGTTAGCGTTTTGTCTATAATTTGTCCAGCTGAATAAATTGGCATATTTACATTTTTCTTAGCATACCTAATAACATACCTATTTGCATTTTAGGCAAACCAGCCAGCTTTTGTAGATCCTCAGGCGTTACCCCTTTACTAAATAACGTTTCTAGCGTTGCCTGTAGATCCTCAGCTGATACCGTACCCGCTACAGCCTGTACAGGCTCGCTAGGTACTGGCGGTATGTGCTGCGCTAGATCAGGCATAAATTTTGCAATAAGCCCCATAACTATAGGCGTATTTACTACCTCTAGTATCTGCTTTACGTTATTCATAACAGGGTTACCCGCTACGATACTATCGTCTGGCGACTCGTCCTCGTCCTCGTCTATTTCCGATATCCTATCCTCGCGTAGCGCGCGCAGTTCGTTTAAGATCTGCGTATTTATTTCGTGCTGCTGCGGACTAATACCAGTATAACCCGCCATAACTGCCATACCCGCTGGACGCTCATTGATAACAAAAACTTTGCTAATAGAATTTTTTAGATCCTTGTCTTTATTGCTAAAAACGGATATAACGTAGTTTTCGTAGTCGTCAGGTGTAATATAACTAAGCGCTGTTTGCAGTCTTTCGTATCCGTCCTCTTTACTGTTTCCGTTATATTGATCGGTACAGTTTTTAGGGGCTACGGTAAACCTGTAAATTTTCCACGCGGACTGATCCTGATCGTTGTACCAGTTTAGTACCGCGTTAGCGTTTCGTAGTTGGGCTGTTGCTGGCATAGGTTTTTAGATATAGTAAACTCCAAAACAAAAACTAAAGTTTGCTGTATTTGCTGGTGCGCTTGCTATTTGTACGTATGACTTATCCCACGTGATTTTTTGTCCTGAGAACTCAGGTAGGCTACGTACGAAAGGTGCGCTAGCACTAGTAGTAGCTTGCGTACGGATCAAAGATACCAGCGGTATGCGGTATAGATCCTGACGCTCGTTTGAGTACAGTACTAGATATGATTTCTGCATAATAGCAGCGGTAGGCAGCGCTACGTTATTAGGACTAACAGTAATAGTATCTACTGCAAACGTTTCTAACGCCATTAACGCGGTATAACGCAATTTAGGTAGATCAGGAAAATTCCACTGCGTTTGTGTCTGTCCTGTTACTGCTACTCCCGATACCAGCAATTCTACCAGTTCGTACTTTGCGGCTTTAAATGCCATTTTGATTAAATTTTTCTTTTTTAAAATAAGGGCGGCAGCGCTAGGCTGCCAGCCCTATACCTATTAAAACTAACCCTATTTATGTAACTTAGTAAGTTGCATAAGTAGTTGATAATCAACGCACTGGAGTGCTGTTTTGCGCCAAATGACCTCTCAAAATTAGGATCGCGCGGCTGTTAGCTTGAATAGCAGCCATAGCGCTAGGCAGTTGCACCTGTAGTGTGTTCTGCTTAGATCCTACCAGTACCCACGCTGGCTCGATTGGATAGAAAGCGCTTTCGCCACCGTCTTGCTGATCTCTAAAAGCCTCAGTCTGCGCAGTAGTGTAAGCGTTTCCACCTTGCTGCTGCGGTACGCTGTAATGACGATACAAATCGTAAGCTGGTACGATTTGACGGTTATTTACAGTCAAAGTAAGTGAACTGTTATACCAGTTAAACAAACTAGTATCGGCATTAGTAGTAGAAAAAATGTAGGGATTGGGATAGGTGCAAAGCTGAAAATCTACAGCTGTAGATGAACTAGGCGCAGCTACAAAAAACCCTAAAGAACTAATAACGAAACTATCCTGTAAATTAAGACGCTGCTCTGTGTTAAAGCTAGTAGTATTGCTACTAGAAACGTCATTTACCAGTACAGGGAACTGATAATTAGTAATAGAAGTAGACAAAGCTACCTCTAAACGAAGGTAAGACTGAGAAAGTACTACCTGATTGGGGTTAAAACCCGCGTTTGCTAGCGCCTGTTTTGCTTTTTCATAAGCTAGGCGCGTTCCGACTGTTGAAGCCATATTGTTTTTTACGTCATTCGTACTGCCTGACGTGGGGCGTTTTGTTTTTTAAATGTAGGTGAATACAGGTGAATAAGTTTTAGTACATATCGTCCTCGTCATATCCAGCCAGTACGCTAAGATTGTCGCCAGCCATTACGCTGTCGTCGCCCGCGATTACGCTAAGGTTATCAGGGATCTCGCCTACTGTTACAGGAAACTCCATAACGTCGTCAGCTTGTCCTAGTGCTGGTACGATACTACCAACTAGACCAGCACCACCAGCAGCGATCATACCGTTACCGATTGCTTTACCCAAATCTCCCTTAACAATTTGTGGGAAAAAGATACCAGCGGCTACTACAGCGCCATTTTTGATACGCTCGTCGCCAATTGGTAACGCTCTTGCCACCATTTTACCAGCGATTGCGCCAGCGATAATACCTAAGGCTTGTGTTACTGTGCCTTTAGCCATAGCACCCATACGACGACCTGATCTGCGTCTGCGGGTACTTTTTTTACGTCTTGCCATTTTTGTTTTTTTTATGTGTGTTTGTTACGTCCTTGTTTACCAAAGTAGCTGATCTGCAAAATATCCAGCGCTGTATTTTATTTTTCTGTCGCCTCTGTGTCTTATTTTATACAACCGCTTACGCTGATCGGCTACCGCCTTTCCATATAACTTTAGGTAGCTAGGATAGTCTAAATATCCTCTAGCCCCTACACTCGTTAAATAATTTCCTTTTCTATCATATACGTCTAGTTTTTTGCCTTTCCTAGTGCTAGGCTTAACAATTACTTTTAACCGTCTAGCCTGTGCCTTAGTATAGGGCATTATTTTATACATTACAGGCTAAGAAGTTTTTTTAACTGCGTTTTTACTTTTGTCATTTCACGCTGTAATTTTTTAGCCTCTGATTTCTTTTTTTTCATAAGTTTTTTTGCAGCCAAAATGCCAAACTTTTTTTGCAGCATTTTTACGCCACTACTTTTGATCGCACCGATACCAGTAATTTTCCTTTCATCTACTTTGTAACCGCTAGGCATTTTTAAACCTTGCTTTTTTAAAACCTCTCTCACTCTTTTGCTGGCTACAGTCGGCCTTTGTCTTTTTGTTTTTTCTGCCTCTCTTTCTCTTTCTGCTTTTGCCTGTTGCTCTTTTAGCCTGTCTAAGTATGCGCTGCCTATTTTCTTTTTATTTTTTATTCCACTAACTACGCGAATATTTACGTTATGGCTTTTAGTGTCTTTATGTGTTTCGCCTACTCCAGCGCGTTTTTTACCGTAACTAATAGCCCACGCCTGTTTAACAGCCTCAGCTTGCGTAAGACTAGGATTTTTCTTTCTAAGTTTTCCAGCCTCTTTTACTACCGCTTTAAATTTAGCGCGGGCTGCTTTTTGTTTTGCAGTCATTTTATTTCTTTCTAGTTAAAAAATATACTACAGCCGCCCCGCCAATTACTAGGGGTAAATAATTCATTTTACCAGTATCAGTAGTCTGTTTAAATTCAGGGGTACTGGTTACTTGCATATTTGCTGGCGTTTCCTCAAAAACCTGATCCGAAACGTCAATATCTGTAGCCAGTTCTGCTGCCTTAGGCTCTAGCGCTTTTTTTGCTAGTTCTTGCGCTTTTGCGTTTACAGCGTCCTTACCGATCTGCACTAGTTCTGCTGGATCTATACCAATGCTACGCAGTACGTCTGCTACCTTAACTAACAATGGCGCAGCGGTAGCGGCTGCTGCCGCTGGTGCGGCTGGCGCTACTCCGATCATACCGTCGCCAAAAATTCTTTTTTTCTTAGATCCTTTTTCCCACGCTTTTTTAAGCGCCTCTAGCTTACCGCCCGCACCTTCCCAAAACGTGCGCAGTTTAGTGGGCTGTTTATCCCACGCAGCTGCTAACTTATTAGCCAGTCCAGCAAAGTTTAGCGTTACTAACAATAAAAAAGAATTTCGTACAGGGGCAGCGGCTACTTTTAGTACCACTCTAGCCCCTTTCTTTAGGACTTGTCCTGTCGTTCGTCCAGCAGCTTTGCGGGCGGCTTTTACCGTAGTTTTAGCCGCTTTTTTCTGCGCTGTAGTCGCAGCCGCTTTCTTTTGCTGCTTTGCAGCTTTTAGCGCTGCTTTCTGCGCTGGGGTAGCGCCAATGCCTGATATTTTGTAAACTGCCATTTTTTTATCTATTGCGTACGTGTACGGTTTTTTATAGTCAAAACTGCTAATAACTGGATCTATCCAAATTTCGCGGTCTGTGTTAGGATCTACTACGACAAAAACGTGCTGGGGCTGCCTGTCGAACGGTTTATAGCTTGCAAACCTAAAAGCAAAGGGTATGCCTAGATTTTGTAAGATACCCGCACTAAACAGGCTGTAGTGTTTACAGTCGCCCCTACCTAACGCCAGCAAACTAGCTGGACTGGTAACGGTCTGTCTGTTACTACTTTCGATCCGATATTTTACGTTTTTGCGTAAAAAGTTATAGATCTTCCTAGCTACGTCGCGTTTTGATCCACCCGCAAAAAAAGAACTAATTTTAGCATAGTCGCTGACGTGTTCTCTGTGCGCTTTTAGTAGCGCCTCGATAATATCGCCAGTAGTCTGCTCTTCTACTATCTTGTCCGCTTTACCCTGATACGGATCTAGTAAACCCATTAACAGCTGCGCGTCCATTAAATAGTTTTCGTTTCGTTTACAGGATAAGTAATACCGTCTATATTCGCTGATCCTGTAAATGTAGCGCTGATATTTCCTACAGGCGTAGTCAATAACTCGCGCACACTACTAAAAACGCCAGTCGCACTAGGGCGCGCCTGTAGTTTTAAGATCGTCTCACTATTAGGCTGTATAACCTGATCGCCAAAAGCCGATACGTTAGCTACAAATTGATTATTGATAGACAGACTGCCGCTGATACTTTTAAAAGTAAGTCTACTGTTAGTGGGGTTTTGTACTGCTAGATCTATATTGATAACTGGCGCTAGTAAACCGCCACCGACGCGAACTGATCGCAGTAAAAAATTTGCTTTTTCGCTAAACCTGTAGCGGCTTAAAAAGTACAGCGCGGCTGCACCCCCTATGATCCAAAAGATCCGTTTCATTTTAACGGATCGCGGCTTTTTCTTAGTTCTGTTCGTTTGTCCTAACGAATATAACCTATTTACAAACTATGCAGTAAACGCAATTATCCACAAATTTGCAATTTTACTGTTTTCGTAGGGTATGTGGGCGCGTTTGTGCGCGCACACGCTACCCTACGAAGTTACAGAAAAAAATGTGAATAACCTACAAATCTGTAGTACTTTTTATCCACATTCACCTGTATTCACCTACATTTCTAAAAAAACTGCACAATATCAGCCCGCTAGGGGCAAAAAAAAGCGCCCCACGTAGAAACGTAGGGCGTCCTTTACTTGCTTTGTGAAAACCTAAACTAACTGCTTATGATAGTAGCAAGATACTACTTTTTATTAAAATCGCCTATTAGCCACGTACGACGCTCAAATTTGCCCGATCCCTGATCGTACCAGTTAATATACCACGCGCCCAAATTGGCGCAAAATTGCCCGAATTTAACAGGGTTGCTGATATTGCGGTACTTTCTAGGGCGTAGCGTCTTAGGTTTAAAAAAAACTGTCGCGCTTTTTAGATCCTTTGCCATTTTTAACTATTTTCGTAGTGAATACAGGTGATTGCGGTTTAGTTCTGCGATCGTTTGTCCGTAGCCAGCCCGCGCCTCGCGCCTCAGCTGGCTACTTTGTTTTAGAACGGTAGATCGTCTGTAGTTTCCTGATTGTTATTCATTGGCGGCATAGCAGCTGTAGTCTGTACAGAATTTAAGTTTAGATCCGCTGGCTGCTGCTCAGTAAATAGCAAACGCAAATAATTGTTACCGCTTTTGCTTTTGTTAAGCCAGCCCGCTATACGGTACTGTTTACCGTCTAGGGTACAGTTTCCGCTGTAGTCAGGCTGCGTTTGCTTTTCTTTTTTGTTGCGGTATAGCGCACCGCTGTTTTTGTTTTCCATAGTTACTAGTGTTCAGTTTCGCCTGTTCCCGCGTTAAGGTTTTTTTACTTTTTTAGGGATCTCTAAAATTGGCTGCTGATACGGTAGCTGCTGCCAGCGTCCGTCGAAGTTCATTAACGCGATAGGATCAAACTCGTCGCTAGATCGCAAAAACTTAGGTTTTAAAACAAATTGCTTAGTATCTCTGTTCTTTTCTACGATCAAAGTAGACTGCGCCCACCTGTCCGTATTAGATCCTAAGTGTCCTAAACTTTCGCCCCCATTTTTTCCTAAATGCAGTACTCCGATCATTAGGATATTGTAGACTTTTGTTATACGCTTAAACCAGTTAGCCAGTAGCCTAGTTTCGCGCTCGTCGTTATAGTTTAAGCATAGATCCAGTAAACCGTCTACGACTATTACGCTACAGCTAGGCGTTTCGATTAAATAGGTTTCTATCATTTTGCGTATGCGACTAGGCATATCCTCGCGAAAGCTAAAAGCGTCTAGGCGCTCAGGTATAGAATTTTTGCCAGCAAAATCTTTGATCCTAGTCATTTGCCTGTGAAAATCGTACTGGCTACTTTCTGTATCAAAATAGGCTATTTTATCGCGATTAGTAGGGGTGCTTAGTTTGATCCCGAAAACGTCTTGAAAGGGCGGCACTAGCGCGCTAGCGATCGTAGCAGCAGCGTAGGTGCTTTTACTCGCCTTAGGCTAGGGCAGCCCGCTATACACGCAGTAATTTTCTAGCGTTCCTATTACTTTGCTCTGTATTGTTAGTACTACTTGCTCTGCTTTAGGTATGTTAGTTGCGTCGTATTTGCGGGCTGCCAGTAATGTTTTGTAGTTCTGTTCGTTTGCCATTTTTTTAGTTCATATTCCAGTAGCTAGATAGCCATAGCATAAAAGATAGGACTACGAATAGCCAAAATTTAGGGCTATTCCACAATTTGTAAAATATCTTTTTCATTTTCTTTAGTTTTTGATAGTTCGTCTAATAATTGTTTAGCCGCTGATATTGCCGCTTGTACTGGCGTTACTGGCGTTCCTTTGTCTGCTAGCTTAGTAGTTTTCGCAATATCTAAAAAAGTAGGTAGCAGCTGCAAACTAAAGTACTCTAGTTTATTCATACCCGCGATAGGGGCTATTAGTCGTCCTAAATTGTCCTGTGCTATTTGTGGGGGGAAAGCTGGCGCTTGATAGTTTGGGTTATCCATTTTGTAAAATTTTTAAATGTTTGGGGTAAATACGTTATTTCTACAGCTATTAGTATGCTTACGCATAGCGGTAAGCAAAATAAATAGATCCATAGCAGTTCAGCTATGACTTTGATCGTTTTCATTGGCTAGACTTGTAAGGTTTACAATTTGCCGCTGATACTCGTCGATACTGTCGCCTATTAGGTTTTTAATTTCCATTTCTAGGCTAAACGGTATTAGCAGCTGATCTAGTAAAATACGATCGCCAGTCCTAAACGTAATTTCTAGCTTTACGTCGATCTGGTATAAATGTTTGTACACAAATTGTAGGGTATTTACTTTACCCTGTAGGCGCTGTACGTGCGCTAGGATCTCTGCACGATCCTGTAGATAGTCTTGCATAGTGGTTTAGTTTAAATAAAAAAATCGTTTGTCGATACGAATTTATAGCAGTTTTGCTGATACTAACAAAAAAAACTTACTACACGTGTAATAATTTAAATAATTAAATACATAAAAATAGCCTACTAATTTTCTAGTAAGCTATTGCAAATAGGTAAAAATCAGGCTTTTACAGCTTAAAAATTATCTTTTATTTTTTAGTAGTATCAAAAAAAAAAGAAAGGGTAAAGCCCAAAATAGTGAAAACGGGTTAAACTTATTACTAAACTCGTTTAGTCTATTGATCCAGCCGCGTACAAAAACTGCGTATCTAGGCTGCGATCCTAAAGTCGTCTGTAGGTACTCTTTTCTACGATCCTGATAGGCTTTAAACAGCCTACTAGTGTCTACAGCGTTTGCAGCTGTTATAGCTTGCGCGTTTGTAGTTACTGGACGCCCTAGATCTGTTAGCGCGTCGCGTAAATGCCTATACGCTCTAGTGCTACCTGATCCCCACGCTGCCTCAGTCATAGCTAGTGCTATGCTATCAGGCAGCCTAGATCCGTTCACGTCGTTATAGTAGCGATAAATAAACCTAGCCGCCTCTGCGTCTGTTAGCTGTAAAAAGCGCTGGTAAGTTACTGGCGTAATGCCTAGACCAGCCGCCATAGTTTTAAACGTACAAAAAGTTACGCCCCTATTAGTGTGGACTTGTCCAGCACTAACGCATTTAGCGGCAGTATCTCTAGGATCTTTGCTTTGCTTGCCTTCCCATTTTAGGATATGCGCAATAAAGCTACTCCATTTATTGTCCGTTGCCTCGATCATAGCCCTGTCTTATCAAAGTCTTTAGCTACGCCTAGTCCTAGACCTGTAGTAATAGCGGCTACGCCCTCTACGATAGATCCTTTAATAATTAGGGCTATCCCTGTTAGTACAGTTGTAAAGCCGAAAAACGTGGTTTTCCAGTTACGTGGTTTTTTTAGTTTCATAACTATTCTTTTATTAAATGCTCTAGCAAAATATCCAATTTAGTTTCCAGCCTAGTTAAACGCTGATCGTGATCGTCGTTTTTGCTAGCCTTGTCCTCTAGTGCTTTTACGCGCTGGTTAAGTACAGCCCACGACGCACCAGCACTAAAAATACTAGTTACTATTATCGCTATTACCTGACTTTCCATTTTCTTGCTGCTTTTTAGTTTCCTCAGCGATTGCCGCGTTAGTTTCGCGTAGCTTAGCCTGTAGCCATTCGATATTAGCTAGTAGATCGTAAGCCTGTGCTTTTAGTTCCTGTACGTTTGCCATTTTTTTAAGGTTGTAGGGTTAAATTTAGTTGCGTACAAATATACTGGTAGGCTGCTAAATTTACGTCGCCAGACTGCCCCCACGTACTATAAGCGTCGCCAGTTATAGTCGTATTGCCTTGCGTTAATAGTTGTTTAGTTTCTGCGCCCTCGCTATCGGTAGTGACGTTGCTAATTTGCCACAATAATTGAGCATAGTCGCTAAGATTATCTCTCACGATACTAGCGTCAATAAAGTTGCCTTCGCTTGCTTGTCCGTTAGTCCATATTTGGACTGGTTGTATTGAATATCCCATATTTAATTAAATATACCCGTAATATAATATTGGCCTCCTAATGTTGAATTTGAAGTAAAATTTGCAGGCACACCCGTATAACTATAATAACTAAATGTAACACGGAAAAAAGAATTAAATGTTTGACTTCCAATATAAGCAATATTATTGTGAATAATTGTTGGGAATATCCAGCTTATATCTAAATTAGGTGGTGTAGCAAAAAAATTAACACTTATTTCCTCTGCAGATAAAGGCCCAATAACAAGGGCCATTGGTATGCCAGTATTATTAAATACACTTGTTTGATTTAATGTGCCACTTGTTATATTAAATGTACTTGTAAAAATTTTTGCACCAGCACTAACGGCACCCCACGATGTTGTTATTCCGTCTGTTGTTAAATACTTTCCGTTTTGCCCACTTTGACTAGGTATTGCAAGGTTGGCAATATTTTGCGCAGTTGCTTTTACGGTACTGCCGCTTTGTACTATCGGTGCGACCTCGCTACCAGTTAATGTACCCGCACTTGTTAAATTACTAATTTTTGTGTTTGGCATTTTATCTAAATTTTATTTTATCCTAAAAGTAAATAACTATCATCTTCTAAAAGCAAAGCACTACCATCTTCCATAAGTAGCATATCTTGGAAAACTATTTTTGCAAGCTGGTGCGCTACTCCATTTATTTCAGTTTCTACATAACTGCCCTCATCAAATGCTACCGCTTGACCTGTAATAGCGCTGCCTAGTTTCCACGTTCTTGCAGTGCCGCCAGTAGGTGCGCCAGTTTTGATACTGCCAGTTAATACACCGTCGCCAGTTACTTGTAATTTTTCGCCAGTATTAACCGTACTACCTAACAGCAAGTTTGCCGCCATATAGTTTAGATCGCTGGCGCCCTCTTGATAGATACCCCAGCGATTAGTATAGGTTACTGTACCTAAGCCAGTAGTTTGATTATTGATCAGCAGCGCGTAGTTATTCGTTATATTTACTGCGCTACCTATATTATCAGGAAAGCAAATACGAAGTCCAGCAAGGTGCGTTATCGTTCCTACTGCGCTACCGTTAAACGCATAGACGCTACTAAGCGCGCTAAATGCGCGTACCGTACTGCCTTGCGTCATTGTTAAAGTACCAGCGCCAGTAAACCTGATACTGGTACTACCCTCTAGCCCCTGTCTGCCAGTATTGGCTACCGTAGTGCTGCCGCCTAGCGTTAGGTTTAAATTGCTATTAACTCCACCTATAGCAGCCAGCCCCACGTTTACTCCGTTAGGTATAGTTAAATTGTGCTGTACCGCTATTCCGATTGCGTTACCAGTACTGTACGTTTTGCTAGACAAAAAAGTAGCCTCATTACTGCTGGCTAATACCTGTATAGCGTTATTTGTTAAAACGGTATTGTGTAACTCAAAATAGTTGTTTCCACCGTTATAGGCGTCGCCTATGCGCCATAGTCCACTACCGCTACGCTGAAAAGCCAGTAAGCTATTAGCTGTTGCACTAGTGCTATTAAGCTGCACCATTATTCCGTTACTGTGAATATCTAAAGCCGCGCCTACAGTACTAGTACCTATCCCTAGTCTATTATTTACATTATCCCAGTAAAGATTAGAACTACTGCTAATAGCTTGTGAACTGGTAAAATAGGCTACCTGTGTAGCTGTTCCAGTACCAGTAATAGTACTAGTGCCTGGTCCGCCTATTAAATCCCACGTTGTACCGTTATCACGGTAGATCTCAAATGTATCTATAGAAACAAATAGACGCCCTGTTTGCCCCGCAGCTGGACGGTTGGCAAACGTATTGCTATTTAGACTAGGGCTGCCTAGTTGATTAAGTATATTAAAGTCTACAAACATTAAACGTAACGTTTAAAAATGACTGTTAATTGATTTACGCCAGTACCACTAAAATTGAACGAGTATACTTTTACGTTAATCTCGTTTTCGTTTCCTGTGATATTCCACGACTGATTAGGCGTAAGTAAAAAACCGTCTACAGTTACATTTGAAGTACCCTGATTAACAAAGATTACGCTATTAGCGTTAGTATCTGTTTGGCTACTAGCGCTAAAAATCTTTGTCTCAGTTATGAATTTTTTACAGCTCATTTGCAGTCGTTTT